AAGGCCATCCAGGTCGCTTTCCACGATTATTGCTGCACGGCGGCCCGGTGAGAGGACAATGGTGTCATTTCCCGATCCTGGGACCCAGTAGTACCTGGGACTGTCTCCGGTTACGTTGTCGCGGCGGATCCGGATGCGGTGGATTTGCCCGTCGGTGCAATACGGGATGATGAGCCCCTTGGGCAACCAGAGCTTTTTCGGCTTGCCGTTTTCCTTGAGTTCGGCAGGCAGGCCCCAGGCGGATCGCTCACGGTATATGTCTTCCGGCAACCAACCGAGGGCGTAGCGTTCCACTGCATTTTGATCGAGGCCGCGACCATCCAGATATGCGAGGCGTTCGGGTGATTCAAGCAGCCGCTCGTGCGCCCATGAGACAAGTTTTTCCGCTTTTGACCGCCATTTTTCGGCAGGGCTGTCGGCCGGAACCGGGGCGGTGTCATTGTTTTTGCGGGCGGGCACGGCGGCAGTGCGCGCATGGTCCCGCCGAGGCAGTGGCGCGCCGGTGCATTTTGCGTATGCGGGGCAGTTTTCTTTGCGGCATTCGCGGCCAACACGGGCGAAGGCTTCTTTGCAGGACAAACTTTCAATTACTCGCAGCGCCTCGATGTCGTCACCCTTCCAGTCACATTTGCGGCACCAGAAGCCGTTGCGTTCCGGCCAGATGATGAAGCGGTCATCTCCACCGCATTTCGGGCACGGGCCATGGTATTCCCCGCCCTTGTTGGTGGAGACTTTCACGTAGCGGCCGTGGTTCTGAAAGTAGGTGAGCAGGTTCATGGTTTCCTCTTGCTGGACGATGTTTTTACTTTTCTATCGTCCAAAATCGTCCATACAGAATAAAATCAATTACTTTGGACGATTGGACGATATTCCCTGAAAACTATTGATGTTTTATTTTGTTGGTTCTGTAAGCACTATTTCTGGTGGTAATTCTTATTACGCGCATGCGCGCACGCGAGGGGAAATCGTCCAATCGTCCAAAGTGTTTGAAATCGTTACTGGATGATTGCTTTTCTATCGTCCAAAATCGTCCAGTATCGTCCAAAAACTCCGCCCCTCCCCTTTGCTCGGGCAGGAAAAAGAAGGTTCACGCGACCGTGAAGAGTGATGGGTCGGTGACTCTGATTCCGTAGTAGATGCGATCTCCGGTGTTGTTTTTGCTGAATCCTTTTTTGTCGAGCCATAAGGCCACCTTCTTTTTCGATGGAAGATATTTGTCGTCTTTGCGGTCGTCGATGTTGGCCCTGTACCAGGCCCTGAAATTGATGTAGAGCTCCCGGAAGTACATCCAGTTTTCGGGGTCCGTGCAGTCACACGATGATTCCAGAAACTGGCCCAGGACATCTTCTGAAAGCCGAAGTTGCTCGATGTCTGCTTTGATACGCCTTGGTGGCGCTAATCCGTCACGCTGCCATAGAAGGCAACCCCGGACCAGCCAGGCAAGTACCCAGGGAAGCCCTTCGAGCAGACGAACGGGGAGACTGGGATCCTTTAGCCGGTATATTTCTGCGTTGTGCGGGTCTTCGCGAGCCTTGGTTTCAGGGTCGTCGACGTACCGCAGCGGATATCTGATGAACAGGAGCCGCTGAAGGAGAGCGAAATCCTTTGTGAGCCCTTGCGGGATGTCGTTGGTGTAGAGAAACAGGGTATGGGTGGGCCTGAAGTTGATGTCGAATTTGTCATGTGGGCTCCTGGCGGTGATTGTGTCAGCTCCGGTGAGCCGCTTGACGCGACCGGCGGATATGCGCTGTCCTTCGTCTGTCTCCGAGGCGATTACGAAGCGGCGGCCGTAGAGGGACATCATGTCGGCGCTGGGGCCGGCAGAGGAACGAGGGTTTTTCTGCTCTAGTATCATTTCCGGTTGAATGGCCCATGCGAGCTCGCCGAGGGCAGAGCGGATGGTCTCCATCATGGTGCCTTTGCCGTTGCGGCCGTCCCCAACAAAGGTGCCGATGAAATGCTCGGTGGTCAGACCCGTGATGCTGTAACCGAAAAGGCGGTGAACAAACTCGATGACATCTTCATCACCGAGGTGTATTTCTTCGATGAATTTAGACCAGGGAGGGAAGCCGAAGCCTTGCCCGGTTTGCAGGTAGTCCTGGCAATCAGGGAATTCAACGGGAACCGCCGTAACCAGATAGTCTTGCGGCTGACCGGGCATGAGGCGACCAGTGCGGAGGTCTACTACTCCGTTGCTGCATGGTAACAACCAGGGCTGCTGGTCGATTTCGTCCCCTACGATGGCGAGGGAGTCATTACCTATCTTGTGTGCCCATTCCATGCAGTTTTTCGCGCCTCGGACGGATCGGAGGCGGTCAACACGCCGGGTAAACGCTTTGCGCTCTTCGGTATGTCGACGTATTTCAAAGGCCGCCGCGGTCGCTGCAAGCCGAGCCGCGGCCTCTCCTTCGTTGTCTTCGGCAGTTTTACAGGCGTCAGCTTTGGCTTCCTGGCTTTTCTTGCGCTCGCGGGCCTCGTCTATGAGGATAGTCAATCTGTCCGCTTCGCGTAGATATAGGCTGGCGACTTGTTCAACGTAAGAATGCGATAAGTCGCGCTTATCGTCTTCCCAATGAACACCATTCCAAATCATCCAGCGTTGTGTCCGCTTGACGTATACAATCCTGTCACGCATGAGAGTGGCCAATAGTACGCCGTCGCCGCGTTCGTTGTTTGACAGGCAATCTCGGACAAATTTGCCGTCGGGAGGTGGCTGTTCGCCTGAAACTTTCGGTTCCTCTGGTGGGAGAGCCTCTTCCTCTTCTTTACGACGGGCCTCAACTTGAGCACGGATGTCTGTGATGTCAGATGTGATATCGGTCATATGGTTTTCTGCTTTTGATCCGAATACCACTTACGCCAATTTCTGACCGTCTCAGCCGAGATCTCTAGTTTTGCCGCTATTGCCCGGTTGTTTTCACTGAGGTCCAGCAAATATCGGCACAACAAATAAAACTGTGTGCAGGATAGCGTAGACCTGGACAGGACCGTCCCGGACCTCCAGTGTCCGGTCCAGTCACAACCGGGACAATGGACCCGGCGGCCTGCTCGCCACGTCGCGGCTACCTTGGCCGACATTTCCCGCCCACACCGGGGGCAGGTGTCGCCAACCCCCAGAGCCCTCATGACCAGCGGGCGGAAGGCATCTTCTAAACCATTGTTATTGCTGTCAAATTCCATTTTTCCCCCGAAAAATCAAAAATTAAATGGACTCATTTACCGGGGCTGCAATTACCCGCGTAGCTTGCCCCCCCCGGAAGGACCCGCTCCGGGCTCATCGGAACATCCTTTGGATGGCATATGCGACTTCCTTGTCCATCAGCTTGAAGAAATTGTCGTCGATGAGCTTGTTCGCTACTTCGAAGAATGGGAAGCGAGGCCGGTAGCTTGGCGCTTTCTTTGCGAATACCATTACCGGGATTGCTCCTCTTGCCCTGATTACTGAATGAAACTTGCCGACAGTCTTGCCTGCCTGGAATGCACCAACTGCCATTTTTCTTGAAGTACGCGGTAATCCGGTCGAGGTAAAACCGCCTCTCTTTTCCGTGCGCATGTAGACGCCAGGCTTGAGCCCACCCCTGCGGTTCGTGACCATGAAGTATTCGAGGGCTTTCGTTTTGCTGCTTTTTCGGCTCTCACTTCTGGTAGTACGGTTCATGTCGTACCCGGCAACATCACCAAACCGGCGAAGATATGACAGGATTTGCGTAATCTGGCCGCCTTGCATATTGCCGTAAGGGTCAATCTTGGCTCCCATGCCAGGCACATAAAAGCGGCCCAGTCTTTGCTCAGACCGTTTCATCTGCCGCCTGCCACCCTCGATCTGTGGGAGGATATACTGATCGTATTTCTTGCCGTATATCTGGTCGAACCAGAATGTTGCTTCAAGGTTTTCCTTGGTAGCCTTGCGAACAAAGAAGTTCTTAACCGTTTGGGGTTTCGGTCTATCGAAAACACTGCTTACCGTCTCCATCTGCTTCTTGCGCACCATAAACGCCATATCATTTATGGCATTGCGCGCAGCGGTATTGAGCTCTTTCCCAAGGAAATCAAACTTTGAAACAATCTCCTTCACACCTTTCACCTGCATCCCTAATTTGATCATCTGGATTGCTCCTTAGACACAGGGGGAGCGGGGGCCGCGTAGTAACCCCTGGCGGCGTTCTTCAAGGCCACCCTGGTATAGGCGTCATAGGAATTGGACCCATGCTTCTGCATCAGGATGAACAGCCCGGTATCAGCCGACTGCTGGACGTCGACCAGCTCATCGGCCGCGGCCTCGTAATCCCCGCGTTCGACGGCTTCCCGCACTTCCTCCACCTCTGACCGGATGTGATCCAGTTGGTCGAGAATGGTGTTGCGGTCAACGAATATGGTCTTCGGGAAAAGCATCTATCCTCCTATGCTGTCAGCCGCAAGCGGCCCTGCTGGCAGGCTTCAAGCAACTCGATAATCAAGCTCGGTATGTCGTCCGGGCATACTTCCTGTAGCCATGCGTCCAGGTCGGGATATTTCTGAAGGTTCAGGTAGTACCCGGCCGCAGGCGGTTCCGGCGGTGGCAACAGGGCGGACAACCTTCCGGCCTTGGCAGGCAAGGGCATGACCGGCTGTCGCTTCTTCGCCGGGGTCTCTGGCGCTCCCTTGGCCGCCTGGGACTGCCGGTAGTGCGCCCTGCACATGCCGCCCGTCACCCGGAGCTTGTCGCAGCCTGGGACCTTGCACAGCAAATGGCGGCCTCTGCGCGCCGCCCCTTCCTCTCGTTTGTGCATAACCGTTTCCTCGTCTCGATTACCCTTCCCCACCATCTCATCCAGGTTTACTGACTGGACATCCTCCAGGCCGCGGCACTTCGCGCAGGAATAGCAATCATTATCCCTGTTGACCTTGCATTGCCGGGGCGAGATCTTTGCCGACATTGGCCGGCAATACCCTATCTCACTCACTGCCTCAACTCCCATCTGAGCAACCGGGTACAATACTGGTCACATCCATAGCGATACCGGAAGCAACCCCGGCAAGGATGCTGCTCCATCTCGTCCAACTCCCGGTCAACCGCCGCCAGACGGCGGGATGTAATTTCATCCGCCACGATATGACCCTTCAGCCAGCGGCCGAAACGCGCCAGGCCTTGCCACACATAGCCAGCGGCCACATTCAGCAGGGCCACCAGCAACAACGGCAACAGGTACGGGTGTCGGCGCAGAATCTGCCAAGTAGTCGGAAGCATCATCACCTCTCTGTCTCTACTACAAAGCGGCAGAGCACGCTTAATCACCTCATCGAGCCCCCGCCCCTTGCAAAACGGCGGCTCGATGAGGCATTGCGAGCGTAGGGGATAGACGCCCGCAACAGAAAAAAGGGCGGGAACGGGACGGCTGGCTGAGACCGCCCCACGGCGTAGGAGGGAACGCCGCCCCGCATCCACCAACTCTCACCATCTGGCGACAATCTCGGCCCGTTGCGCCGGGGCCAGCTCGTAACGCTCCTGGTCCTCATCAATGGCCTGCACGCAGGCGTGGCCACAGGCAATCGACAGCGCGAAGAAGACCAGCCACATCAACAGATTGCCCATCGTTCGCCCCTTCATATTCCCACCCTCACCACACTTTCCACATAGAGAGTGCCTGGCGTAACCTCGGAAAACTCGGCGCGAACACCGGCGAACACCAAGTCCTCGGCCTTCTCGCGCAAAAGTTCCTTGGACACCACAAGGGATATGTATCGATTCTTTCCATCGAGCCCGATACGGCATTCATCAGCCACGTCAATCATCTTCAGCAACTCATCCCGAGTCATCGCGGCGTCTCCTTTTCTGCCAGTCGAAGTTTCGCCTTAATCTTCGCCTCGCGGATGGTGCGGAATATCTGGTCAAACAACACCTTCTGAGCCTCTGTCAGTTGGTCCCACTTGGGACCGGGTCGTTTGCGCGCCATTGTTAATCCTCCGACACTTGCCACCCTAAAATAGTTTTAATCCCTTCCCCGCTCTGCTATAGTTACGTCGCCAAACAAAACCAAATCAGAGGAGGAAGGGAAAATGAGTGCCGTACCTTTTACGACACATCAGATTGAATTTGCTTTCTAAAGGCTTCAAGATTGAGATCTAAAGTCTTCTGTGCCAGGCCAATAAGATTTACAGTCTCAGACATCCTTCCTACCATCTGGCCTAAAACTTCCTGGCTGCGCTTATCAAAATTCACGGTAATCGCAGCCGTATCTCCCCCTTGTGTCTCCTGGACGCTTTCCAGCACAGGGCAAACCACGTCGGCGTGTGAGAGCCCGACAGTCCAATCCAGAATCGGGCGGACGAAGAAGATCGCGTTACAGGCGTAACATTCAGCGCATAAAACCTCGCCAGCGGCCAAGACACTCGCTACATCAATCGCCGCTTCGCACTTCGGACACTTAATTACTCTTGCCATCTTTTACCCCTCCGTCCCGGTCCTCTGCTGCTCCGGGATGTGGTGACCGTTTGCCTCGCACTTTGCCTGCTGCTCCGCGTAAATCTGGCGGAGGCCGGACTGGTTGATGATGTGGGAGGCAATCAGTTGCGTCTCCAGGATTTCCACACATCGCTTGATGTCGATGATCTGCTGCATGTTGAACTTGAATCTGGAATCAAAATCCGGTGCGCGCCTGGGATCTGCGTTCGAGAACATCTCCCCCAGCTCAAGCGCCGCCAGCCTGGCCTCATCGGCCTCACGGGCAACCTTGTTGAAAATAACGGCGGGTTCGGTTCGGATATTGTTGAGATCGGGGAAAACCTTGGGGATGATCGCCTTGTAAACCGGGTTGTCCTCGATGTACTTGTAGAGGATTGTTTCGCACTCCAGGGCGTCCGCTATCTTTATAATCAACTGAGGGTTCGGCCCATTCTTAGGCGAATTATTCTCAATCCCCGACACGGCCGGAGCAGAGAGGCCTAATATTCTGGCCAGCTCTTCCTGCTTCATTCCGCGGCTCTTCCGCACATCCGCAATCACTGCACCCAACGTCACACTCATACGTCACTTCCTTAAAATAGTTTTAATCCCTTCCCCGCCCTGCTATAGTGAT